GAGATGTAGAGAGGTCTCGTGGGCTCGGAGATGTGTATAAGAGACAGGTAATAAATGATAGATTAAAAAGTTTAGCACCATGCCCGCGGTGATATTTTAAGATTTATAGTCAGGCGTATGTTCATAAACATATTAATTCTACAACAAAACAAGCGACAGAATAATTCTCTGCCGCTTGTAATTATCATATATTCTATTTTTCGGGTTACCCCAACTATTGAAATTGAGCCTAAAAAAACAGAGTAGTCAAAAGACTACTCTGTTGTGGCTCCCCCAACTGGGCTCGAACCAGTGACATCATGATTAACAGTCATGCGCTTTATTTTGAAAAAGTCAGTGTTCATCGGCATTTTCGGACTTTTAAAATATCGTCTGTAGTAAATCTGTAGTAACTGTTGAAATTAAAAAAAATATTTGCTTTTTTAAAAAATATTTCAAGAAAACACTTGACATATCACCCAATGAGTGATATAATATAGATACAATAAAGAAAGGGGATACCGAAATGACAAGAATGGAAAATAAAGAAATCACAGTAAAAGATTGTTTTGCTAATAAAGTGGCTAATGAGCTTGGCAGGAACATCACAATGTGCTATGTCTTTGCAATTTTGAAAGAAACAGAAAAAGCCGTATATGCAATGCTTAATGTTGGTTGTTACCAGCGCAAGACAATGTGGATTCCGAAGTCTGTTCTTGTTGAAGAAGATGTTCCCGATGATTCCAACCACAAAGTAATCTATACAGATGACTACGACAAAGCTGTTGAACTCTTCAACGACCATTGGTCAGATTTTATTTGAATGTAAAGGAGAAAACATTATGAAAAAAGAAATTTTAAATTTGATTGAAAGCAATGAGGGCGAATTTGTGTTGAATAACATCAGTTACCTCAGAAGATGGAAAAAATCCGCAATTGGTGAAAGCGTAGACAAGTTAGTCGTTGAATTTGAAAATATCAATAATGTAAATTTCGGAGTAGCGAGCAAAGAAATTGTTGCAAGAGATTACAACGGAATCATCAATGAAATCACGATTGCAACAAAAGAGTATTTGCAAAAAGTGTCAGACGAACTTTGTAGAAATCTAAAATGTGGGTATATAAATTCAAAATAAAAAAGGAGTTAACTCACCTTGAACACTATATTCATTGAAGAATCAGCCTATTCTTATCTGAGAGAATGGGCTGACAAAGACCGATTGAAATATTCCTTAGCCGAACCGTTTTTTCGGAAATGTGAAATACGCAAAAAAGATAATCCTGAATTTGTCCTGTATGTTGAATCGAAAGGGCTTCAAAGAAAATTCTCATTAAAATTCAATAAAAAACTGCTTGTGAAAGGCGAGTTTTTTCCTACTCCCGAAGGGCCGAACGATTTTCAAATTCATTATAAACTCACAGAAGAGGCTGAAATGAGCCAAGAACAGCTTAACGTAATGATGACCTTGATAACATCGTATGTACATACAAACGCTTTTCTATGGTACGGCAACTTTCTCGACCGTGACAAGCGAGAATTTTCGGCAGTCGGAACAAGCCGAAACGGCAACAAAGCAATCGTATTCAGACCGTTTCGTAACCAATTATATGCCGCGTCGGTCGGTCGTCACAGAAGCCCTGAGGGCGTGTTCCAAGTTCGCGGACACTTCCGCCGTTATCAGACCGGCAAGGTCATTTGGATAGATGGCTATCTGAAAGGAGTTGATAAGATTGACGATTAGAGAGGCAAGGCTTAACGCCGGATTAACTCAACAGAGGATGAGCGAAGTTTTTGAAATTCCTAAAAGAACTATTGAAAATTGGGAAGCTGGCAAGCGAAACCCTCCTGCCTATGTCGAAAAGCTCATAATCCGTGAACTCGAAAGGATTGCAACAGAAAATAATAAATAATAACAAATTCCCCTCACACTGTCACTAAAGATAGGTGAGGGGGATTTTTTAGCCGAGTGCCTTTTTAGCATTGGCAATTTTCTTGTCTTTAGACCAGTTGCAATCATTTATAAGATGATAAATTGCATTGATTGTCTTCTCACCTACAATGCCATCAACTGTGACCTTACCTGCTCTCTGTGCCTCTTTTACAGCTTTCAAAGTGCCGTCACCGAAACCGTTTGAGTTGTCAACCTTTGTTTTGATGATTTTCATGTTATAAAGCGTAATTAACTGCTTTTTAAACGCGAGTGTAGCCGTATTGTGTGAGCCATATTTAATCATTTCCTCATTCTCCTTATTTGATGTTTTACCGCCGAGCTGTGCGGTTACTTCGTCTGCAAGATTGCCAAGCCTGTTATAAAGCCAGTCACCTGGGCAAGATTTATTCGCAAACCACCTGTGTACAGTCAAGACCATTTCATTTGACTTTGGTGAATAATTTAGCGTCTTGCTTTCATTACCAAACCAAAGCAGTTTAGTCTTGCCATTACGCTTGCAGATGTCAACGCATAGTGTAATAAGTTTGTTGTACACCTTGCTGTTCATGGTGTACGGAGCTACTGTGTCGCTTGCACATTCGATTGTAACTGCACGCTGGTCATTTGCGTTTGATGAACTACACCAAGAGCGGTTGCTCTCATCGACACAGAGTAACACTCTGCCGTCATAGCCGATTCCGTAGTTACAGCTTGCCTCATTTTTCGTGTTCATAAAGATGTTGCCGAGGGTTTCGACACTGCACTGACCTACAACGCAATGCGGAGTGATTCGGTCAATGCTGTGTGTACGCTTACCGCTGTGATTTGGTGATAATTTAGTGTAATTAACAAGTTTTGAATTACTCATAATTATTCCTCGCTTTCGTTCACTTCGGGCAAACCTGCAATGCTTGTCAACACAGACAACACACCTGCAAGCAGAGATGCCGAGCCTACCGCAACCCAGTTTACATCTGTCATCACGGCAGACACACCGATTGTTGCAATAGCAGTTTGTGCAACAGTCTTAATCGCTCTGACGGCTGTTGCTTTTGCCCATTCTTTGGTAAAAATCTTTTTCATTTTCATTCTTTCCTTTCGTTGTTTTTTTCAAGGTCTTCAATCCGATGATTGGCAACCTTAATTTCTTCGTCCACAACCGCATTGTGCTGTTCAATCGCATATGTGCGCTCAATGAGATTGTTATGTTTTTCAACTTTCTTTTCAAGCTGTTCGATTCGATAGTTTGATATTCGGTTGCTTACACAAATGCCACCAAGTGTGCCAACTAAAGTACCAAACAGCGATATAACAGATACAATTACTTCGGGTGTCATTTTACTTCAATCTCACTTTCGACAGGCTCGTCAACGGTTGGATTGTCGCCCCAAACTGCCATGACAGCATTATAGTATTCATCAGACAGCACCGTTTTGAGCTGTTCTCTGCCCGATTTGCTGTTCATGTATGCGTTGCGGATGTTTACGCCAACCTGCATTTCTTCACCGTTAAAGGTCAAAAACTGCTGTCTGAGTACCGACACGCTGTCCTTTGTGAGCATATCGAGTGTGATTTTTTCTTTAAGTTCCATTTTTCATACCTCCGTTATTTTTATATTTTGTAAATCAAAGAAAAGTTTACCTGCTCATCAGCGACGAAATTATAAGCCTGTTTATTGAGCGGAGTAAACTGCAACCAAGCCGATTTATTTACACTTCCTCTGAACATTCCGCCGTTTTTGCTTATGCCGATATCGTGAACAATCACATCCGATTTGTTTGAGAAAGGCATATTGAGCAAAGCTATTGTAGATGTTCCGCCTAAAGATGTTGCGTTCATAATGACGGTGACATTTACAATAACGATATCGCCAATTTTTTCATAAAGGCAAGTTGCAGATTTTATTTTATCAATCTGAGTAGAGTACGGAGTAAGAGTAGCTGTGCCGAGTTCAATATTTGACGAATCGTATTTAGTCGCCAAGGCGGTTTTATCTGCTTTCACAAGCAGAGCGTTGTAAACTGCTCCGCTTGTGAGATAACACGGGCTGTTATTTTTGGGTTCGCTGTCGAACGGCATTGAATCAAGCTTTCGGGCAATACTCTTGTCTGTTTTATTAAGCCTTGCTCCAAGCGAATTTTGACTGCCTCTTGCGTTCTCGACTTCCTTTGTGATTTCCACAATCGAGCTTGCTCCCGGGAAGGCTTTGCTATCATCGTTGATTACGCTTTTTCCTACACGCAAACAAACGGTTTCAGCAGTTATGATTTCATCGCCTTCTGTAAGCACAATATCCATTTTACAAATGCCTGATAATGCAAGCATTGTGTCTGTGAGCGTAACTGTGACTACATTATTTTCTGTGTCAACGATAGCGGCAACGCTGTCCGCAACGATTACATCGTCAACCGTAGCATTGACTTTCGCTGACATCGTAGAGGCAAGGTCAACAGTTTCACCGTTGACGGTAAACGCAAAATCAATAATGCGTGAGCCTTTGTCGCCCTGTCTGACCTCTAAAATTTCGTAGTTTTTACAGCTGTTAATTTCGAGTGTCATTTTTGTATGATTAATGTTCAAATTTTTTCACCTCATTTAACTATATAATCAGATAACTTTGATTTTGGCGTGCCGAGTTCGAGACTGTTCCACCGTTCGAGTACGAAATCATAGTCTGTTTTAATTATTTTTGCTTGCAAGCTATCGTTTTCAGTATCAACATACGCCGTGTCGCATAAATGCAGTCCAAGCATTTCGGTGAGTGCAGGGGGATAGTTAACCTTTACATTGAGCGTAGGCGCTCCGTTTGTGTTTACGAGCTGTCCTCTTAAAACCTGCGCTTGAATATTTAGCTTTTGAATCAAGAAGTCCTTGTTCTCGCCTGTGTGAGCGTTGAAATCCCAGTAACCTGTTTCATCGCCGATGTAGACCGAACCGCCATCTGAAACATCAACCGCTTTCACCTTAATTAGCTTAGATTTATGGGTTTTGAGTTCTTGCGGTTGAGAGCAGAGGATGACGTTCTTGTCGTTGTATGTGTCGTGGCAAGTGGCATAAGCTGCAACGTGGGAACAGATATCATCTGAATTAAGCGTTTGCGTAAGACTGCTGATGTTACTTCCCCAGCGCAAATGGCAGTTTGTAACCGCCCCACGTTTTTTTAACAACGATACATTAAAGTTATTGTATTTATATTCACCGCCGAAAACATCAACGAGTGAACCGTCAGCACCGCCCATAAAATCACCAAGAGTACAGGGCGTACAGAAGCCAAGCGTCATAGATGATTTTGTGGTAATATCTGATGTAAATTTGAAATAGTGCTCCCACAAGGTTGCCTGTGGGAACAGCGAATCACCCTCAAAATCACGACCTGTGCAAAGTATATCCCACCATTCCTTTGGAGTATGCACAACATCAGTTTGGTTGGAAGTTTCGACCAAAAAATTGTTATACAAATTGTGCTTGATATGCTTTGCTTTAACCGTAATTGATTTCTTGTCTTTGTACTGCAAATCGTAAATCTCAAAATACTGCGGTTCATCGGTTGGGTTCGGTTTTGCCTTAATGAAATACTGCGTGTCGAGTAAATCAGCACATCTGTCCGTTGTCGATAACTCCATTTCAAGCAAATAATCACCGTTTCGTTCCTCAGTAACTTTACCGCTGATTATTTCCGTAATCCGTCCGAGCAGGTTAAATCTACTTGGGCCAATTGTTTTAAAATCCGATTTATACAATAAAGGGAACATTTTTTATAATCTCCTCCAGTTCGGTCTTATTGACAGCAATGCGTTTTTATATGCAGTTACAACAATTTGATTGTTTCCAACCTTTAATCTAGGAGGTATAGTGCTGTCAACAAAATTAGTTGTACCGTCGGATTTGTGTGCTATATACTGCATGGTTTCACCGTCAAGTATTGCGTAGTCATAACCACCTGTGCACTTCAAATCAAGTGATTCGCCGTTTATGCTAACTTTAGCGATAGCCGTAGTATTATTACCACTAACATTTGTGTTAGTTATAATGATAGTAGGCAAGGATTCATATTGTTCGGGGTTGTGCAAGGAAACCGATTTATTAACCTCAAAATCAATAGTCCGCTGTCCAAGCTCTGAATACCACCACGGCTTACGGTTGAATTTGATTTTTGTTGTAAGTAATGTTGGGAGTTCACGAACAATATCGTCAATATTTGAAATATAAGCCTCGGTGAAATATCCGGGATTGTAAGTATCTTTATACTTTTGATAGCCACGATTTAAAGTCAGCCATTCGATAACGGCCCTCGCAAGGTGCTTTGCTGACAGTTCGGATAAATACGGCAAAAAGGAAATTTCACGCTCAAATTCAACATTTTGCCACCGCCCGTTATCAAGCAAAACATCACCGTCTCTGCACGGGATTTCAACCGTTGAAACATCTCTAACGGGGATTTCGTGCTGTGGCGCTTGTGTGATACGACCGCCGAAATACGATAACCATTTACCTCCGAAATAAAAGTTATGCATATGCTCTCTGCCTCCTTGTTATTTCATCGGCGAGCCGATTGCTCATATCTTCGACAAGGCTGTCAATATCCATATCGTTATTAATTGCAACAGAAGGAATATTGATACTGATGTTGTTAATGATATTAGTGGAATCGTTTTCAAACACTGAGCCTCTGCCTTCACGCTTTGATTGACGATACTCCTCAGCCTCTTGAGCTGTGAGAACTGCCTCACCGGCATCAAGATATGCGGCGAACTTATCATGTGGAACATAATCAATGCCGGCACGGAAACGAGGTAAGGTTACTTCCGGAATCGGATCTATCTCCCAGCCAATCATTGATGTTGCCCAGTTTACGCCTTCCAACAATTTATTAATAATCCAAATAATGCCGTTGATTACATTCTCAACAAATGTAGGCAAAAGGTTAAAAACATTCTTGAAAATGTTAACAACACCGTTCCACGCTTGTTCCCAGTTTCCCGAAAAAACACCTTTTACGAAATCTACAATTCCGTTAAAAATCCCCGAAATCGGTTCAAGAATTTTTTTGACTTCTTTAATTGCACCGCCTAAAACCTCCGAAAAGATTTGCGCCAACCATTCAATCACCGGAACAAGCGCAGGAATAAGAGTTTCAAGCATTTCGCCGAGTAAGTCTAAAACAGGACGGAGTGCATCGAAAACCTGTGAGATGACAGGCGATAACTGCTCAAAAACAGGCTGTAAAGTTTCAACGATGGTGTCGCAGAGCTCGCTGATAATCGGGATAAGAGGTGTTAAAAGGTCATTGAGAAATGTTGCTAAATCCTCAATAATCGGAGTGAGTGCCGCTAAAAGACCGTCGAGCAATACGCTTGCGAGCTGAATAAGCATCTCAATAACGGGCGTTAAAAGCTCTACAAGGGTACCAAACAACGGCATAATTGCCGTTATTAGCTGCATAAAATACGGGAGCAAATCCTGAATGATTTGCAGTAAAGGTGGAAACAGCTGTTCAACAATCTGAACAATGATAGGTGCTAACTGCTCCATAAGCTGAGCAATAAACGGTAGCAACTCCTCAATTAACGGCATTATCTGCTCGAGCATTGACACAATTATCGGTGCTACCTCTTCGCAAATGTTGATTAAAACAGGGGCAAGGTTGTTTGCCACACTCTCAATCAATGGTGAGAGCTGTTCGAGGAGCTTACCGCCAAGACCGATAAGAGAGTTAAGGACAGGCTCGGCGACAGCACCAATCTGAGCCATAGTGTCAGACAACTGCTGATGAGCTCTGTTAGATTCCATTACATCGCCATTTGTTTTCTTGTATTGAGCCGACGCATCAGAATATAGCGATGTGAGGGTGGATGTGATTAACTGCTGTCTTTCTTGTTCTGATGAGCATTTTGCAAGTTTTTCATTAAATTCATCTTCTGACACACCCATCCAGTTAAGAGCATCGGCAAGCGGACCTGTTACCTGTCCAACTTTTGCGGTTTCGTTTGCCGCCTCTGTCAAGCCCTCAATAGGCAAGGAATCACCGAATTGACCGTAAACACCTGTGCAAATCTCTGTCCAACTTTGCAGGTCTTTTGTGGAATCGCAAAGCAATGATAAATGATTAGCCGCCTCAGTTGCCTGTCCGCTGTCACCGACTACGGCATACAAGTCAGAGTAAGTCTGTTTTGCATCTGCCGCTGTAAATTTGTTGGTGGTGAAAGCTGTGTCGAGTTTACCCATTTCGGTGCGGTATTCTCTGGTATTTTCGGCAACTGACGATAATGCTCCGACACCTGCCGCCGCACCTCCGACCATTGCCGCTCCCCATTTGCCTGCGGTTTTGATACCGTTACCTAAGGTTTCGGCAACACCTTTACCTTTTTTCTCGGTTTCGGCGATTGATTTATTTGCCTCATCGTTATTAACAAAAATCGAGCCGAATAACTTAAATATTTCAACAGCCATTAGCTACACCTCCTCCCATTTATAATTGTCAAGGTAGTTTTCAACCGTTTTTTCAATTTCCTCTGTATTGACCGTATCAACAATGTTGTCAGACCGTGTCGAGCCTGTTGCCTTGTTAACGAAATCCGTGTACGACAAGCCTGTGAAATTTTCCACAACAGTCAAAATATAGGCTTTGTAAAGCAATTCGTCATTACGGTCATTTATAGCATTTTTGATAATCTCGACAGCCTCAGAAAAAGACAGCTCATGCAGTACGGCAGTATTACCACAACAATACTGCATGAGCATTCCAAATGTTCTTACTTCAAGGCTGAGAGCGAGGTAAAAAAACTTTTAATATCATTCTCTCTGATGATTTTCTTTACATCGCTGAGGACTTCGGGGATACTTAATTTACTCACCTCATCGGAAGTAATGTCGCCTCTGATGTCGGCCAGCAATGAATAAAATTCCTGTTCTGTTTCTTTGTTCGACAAAGAAGTCAACAGCGTAATCACAAATTCAAGGCCGACCGCTTCGGTGTTGACTGTTTCATCTTTACTGTTATTTTTGACAGCAATGCGATTTGCGAAATCTGCAATTTCCTCTTTGATGTCTGCTTTTTTGATAATGCGAGCAAGAGTAAATGCGTCTTTAATGCTTAATTTTCTCATAATTATGCCTCCGTTGCTTCCACTGTTTCCGTTTTTTCTGTCGGTCTGAAAATCTTAAACGGTGGCTTGATTTCCTCGTCCGAATCATAAGCCTCGGGTGAAAGGTTACCGTAAAACTGAGCTTCTACCTTGCCGTTGTCTTTGTCGGCAATTGCAAGTGTAAGACCGTTCTCATTGAAGCCGTTGAACACCTGAATAATACACGGCTTATCCTCCCCGAGGAGGCAGCCTACCCAAGTGATATTCTTAATGTAGTCACCGTCAAGAATAACATCTCTACCCGTGATTACATCGTAGCCTACGACCTTTTCGTCTGTGCCTTTGTCGGCAATTCCAAGGCCATAAATGAAGTTCTGGGTAGTCATCTCAGCAAGTGTTGCCTTGATGTAAACTTCCCAACCGTCAACTACTGTGTCGCCTTTAGTTCTTGTTTTTACGCCGTCAAATTCAAGGCGTCTGAGTGTCGGCTTTGCGGAAAATTCACCGCCTTTGATTGTTACACCAAGACACTTACCTGCCTTTTTGGCACTTGCATATGTGTCCGTAGCAGGATCGTAATTTACAAAAAACGCACCTGCGTCAAGTAACATACGGTCAGCCGTCTTATTGCTGTAACCGCTGTACGGTTTAATCTTTCGTGGCTTAACTGCTGCCATTTCAATCGTCCTCTCTTTCATAAACCCTCAATTCAAGGGTTGCCATTATTCTATTTATTGTTTTGTCCGATTCGGCGACATACTGCCTGTCGCCGTTGTTGTAAAACTTGTAATGCCGTTTACCCTGTGTATAGGTTGCTCTCGCAATATCCGAATAGATTTCATCCACAATATTGTCGATTTTCTCGGTGGTGAACCTATCGTACAGATTAAGCGTAACAAGATATTTCTTGTACGGCTCGTCGGTGTAAAGCTGTTTCAGTTCGTAAACAAGCCTCGGGAAGCCGTCACCAACCATAAAAAATGAGGGGACATACTGCGACAAAACCGCATTTAATAAATTTTTAATGCTATTCACCGCTGTATTCCCCCTCACTGATTTTTCGTTCTGCCTCTTCTGTGCCTACGGCACTGAGGTACTGTTGTTCAATTTTTATGATGTCTTTGATGTTACTTTCGGCGGCATCACTTAACGCTCCGATTTTTGGGTATTTATTCGTGCCAATCTCTTGGTACAGTCCATAGAATCCGCCCGGTTTGAAGCCTACCTGCAGGTCAGGAATTTTTTGCTTTGAGCGTACCCAATACTGTGTGTTTTTCGCTAAGCGTCCCGTCCTGCGTTTTATTTTTTGTCGTGACCGTTTACATACCAACTTGCCAACATCACGCAGAGCGGCTCGTTCAAGCTCTTTGAGCGTATATTGAATACGGTCAACATTGCTGATTATCTCAACGCCGTTTTTTGTGATTTTAACTGCTTTAGGAAGTGACATTGTTTTCACCTACCACATCCGTTAAATACAGCTCCGTACGCTCTGTGCCTTTAATCTCATACGCACGATAAATCTTGAACCTCTTATTTTCGAGATAACAAAATTCTTCATTGTGGTACTCGAACGAGTTGACTTCAAGCATACATTCGGGTTTCAACCCGTTCGCCTGTGCCTGAAAAAATTCAGATTGTCGAACATATTTGCGTTGTGCATAAATCGTTCGGAGTTTTTCCTGATACACAATTTCGCCGATATCATTGGTTGTTTGCCCTGACTTTTCAACAAGTTTAACAAGAGTATCTGCATTCATTCTGTTTGCGCTCCTCTCGCCGCCATTGCATCGCGCAATTCTTCGTAATGCCGTGCCCATTCGCTGTCGGCGGTAACCGAAAAATAAGCACGGCAATAGAATTTGATCGCCTGCATAACAAGTGCAGTTGAGTTTTTGTCGTTGACGTCAACTCCTGCACCTGCCATGTCACTTTTGGCAGAATCAATGAGGGCAGATATTTCATCGTCAAACAGCACCGTATTGATACGGAGCGAAACCTTTACGGCTTCAATTTCATTAGATACTGCCATAATTCAAACCTCTTTTAAGCGCTCTTTTTTACGAGTTTTACAAGGCTGTGAGTATCCACGACCTTACCGTCTGCAAGCATTACGGCTTTAAGGACTGTGTTATCGGTGTCGTCCTCTTCGTACTTCTTGACGCTTAAGCCCATTACCTCGTTGAAGATGTAATCGTTAAGATTGAACATCATCGCAAAGGTTGTGTCGGCTGAAACCGTGTCAGCATACGAATCCATATAGCCGTCTGTTGGGATAACAGCACGACCAAAAAGTGAGAGTGACGGCTTGCCGTTAAGTCCTTCGGACATACGAGCGACAGGCTGACCGTTGCTGTCTGTAATGCCCATAAATGCAAAGAATGACTTCTTTGTCATCAGCCATACAGCATCATCGTATGCAGCAGGAAGAGCCGCCTCAGCCGAGCAAAGTGTTGAATATGTAAGCTTGCCGGTTTTTGCAATCTCGATTGTCTGGCCTTCAGGGGGAGTGCAAGAAAGAATGCCGGTTGGCGAACCTGAACCCGAACCCTTAACGATTGCCATTTCGCAAGCCTTAACAACTGCGGTCTTGATCTGGTCGATAAACTGTGATTCAAAAGTGTCAAGCGCCGTTTTGGTCATAAAGAGCGAGAACGCAACCTTGCATTCAAGCTTATAGCCGGCAAAGACAACCTTGTCAGTAGTTACCTGCTGCTGGTCTGAACCCTTTTCCTCATCAACCCAGCTTGCTGTCGGGCGGATGTTCTGTGTAGGGATAAGGAGTGCTGTCGGATAAGCCGTCTTGAACACTCTTGCGTAAATTTCGCCGATTTTTTCAAGTTCAACGATTAAACGCTGATACATTGTGGTCGGCACAATAGCCGCCGCAGTGCTTGATGTGGTCTGTGATGCCACATTCATAAACTTCTGTGGCACGGGTACACCGTTCTGAATATAGTTAGCGAATGCTTTTCTGTATTCAAGTGTCGCGTACATGTCTGTTACCTGTTTGCCCTCATCTGTGAGGTCAATTTTTGTTTTGTGATTTTCAAATGGCGCAGGCATTTTAATTCCCTCCTCTGCATTTTTATTTGCCTTATTCACGGCAGAATTTTCAAACTCACTGTCGAGCTTATCAATCTGCTGTGTAATCTCTTTCGCCTCGGCGAGCTTGTTTTCTGCAATGAGCTTTTTTGCCTTGTCATAAAGAGCATTTCTCTTGTTGAGATATTCCTGTTTGTTCATTCTTCTTCAACTTCCTTTCGTTTGAGTAATTCAAGTTTTGCTGTAAGCTGTGTTTTTTCGTCCCTCATCTGTTTGATGATTGTATCAGGGATAAGACCACTAAGGCTTGCCGCAAGTTTAACCTCTTTTGGCTTTTCAGCATATTCTGCGACCTTGTCAATAAAACCTTTTTCGACTGCTTCATCAGCAGTGAGCCAAGTTTCCTTGTCCATAAGTCCAATAAGCTCGTCCTCGCTCATACCCGTTTTAAGTCGATAGGCTGTCGCAACGGCTTTACTCGCTTTAAGCAACACGCCTGATTCGTGTGCCATGTCATTGTAATCGCCTGCGGCATAGCTTGAAACATTATGAATCATAAGCATACCTGTTGGCACAATTTCAGATGTGCACGCACAAGCGATGTATGAAGCGGCAGAGGCGGCAAAAATGACCTTGATTGTAGCCTTGCTTTCGGCGAGCATATCGTAAATTTCGGAGGCGGCAAAGATGTCACCACCTGACGAATTGATAACAACCTGTACGCCCTCATCCGCCACTTCGTCAAGCTGTGAGCGAATGTCGGCTGGGCAACAGGAATCTACTCCAAACCAGTCGTAAATCCACTTATCATCATTCGTAACGATAGGGCCTTTAATGTCAATTGTTTTCGGCATCGTTTTCACCTCCCTGTCCAAGTGATTTAATTATTAACAGTTCTTCACTGCTAAGCTCCCAGTTATTCATTTCTGTTGCTTCAATTTTCTGCAATTCAGCTTTCTGCAATTCAGCTTTGACACTATCCGAAATCAAAAAACCAGCACCAAAAATAGCCTTTTTCTTCGCTCTTTGTGATTCTAAAGCTCTGATAAAATGGCATTGCGATTTTTTTATTTTTATATCAATGCCATACTTCGCAAAAGGATAAAGTTTAGCACTGGTAATTACGCTATCAGGATAAGAATATTTCGGGAGTTGTTTCTTTATTGCGGCAAGCGTTTTATTATCTGCAAGCTTAACTGCTTTATATAAAGTTGGAGCAGTTCTTATTTGCAAATCAGGATCATCTAAATTTGTAATAAATGATGTATTTACAACTGCACCATTTTCGTATGTAATACTAATGCCGCAAAGAATTGTTGTGTAGTTGCAACTTTTTTTATTGCTAAAAATAGTAAGAGTAGGAGCAAATAAAAAGCATTTAATTTTGTTGCGAGTATAAAAATCTAAAATTTTTGCCAAAAGGCTAAAGGGCGGATTATCAACAACTATTTTTCCCGAATAATCGTAATTTTCGTAGTCGCCTCCGGAATAAAACGGACGGCAAAAAGTGGATTTATCAAGATTGTATTCGTTCGCCACCCAATCGCTTATAGCTTCATAAACTAACGATGGTGTATAACAATCATCTGTTGTTTTCTTGGGTTTAAATTTTTCAACAAAATCTTCATAATTTTTACTCTTCACTTTCTTCACCTCCTTCGTCAACTGCAACTGTATCTAATCTTCTGAGCGGAGTGTCTCCGCCCGGAACAGGAGCAAGACCAAGTGATTCTCGCCATTCATTCGGAAGCATTGCTCCACGGTCTACCATTCCGGCAAAATTCAGTTTTGTTTTAAGGCTTGCAGATTGTAGATTGAACGAACCGACTGCTATGTAATTTCCACAACTTCGCTGACGGCGAGTGAATAGTTTCCGTGTCAGCTCGTTTTTCAACTGAATAATCTTCGGTGAAATCACCGCCTCAAAGTAAGCGTTTTCTTCATCTTCGTTCGCTGTCGATGTGATAATTTTCACATTAGTGTTAAAAAGCTCAAGGATTCTGTTTTTTGTTCTATCCATTTGCAAAGCATTTGGAACATAGTCATTCGGGGTTATCTGATTTGCGTCAACTTTTGCGTCAACTGCCGCAACACCCACGGAACTGTTGCTGATGTTAAGGTAGTTATCAGCAAACGCTTTTGCGTTCTTCTTCAAATCCTCAGGACGCAACGATGAGGTATATTTCAGCAACCATTTAATGACACTTGAATTTCTGATAGCACTGATGATGCCGCTGTCGGTTGTTTCAACAATTTCAAGCAAAGGTGCAAGAGCCTTAAATTTGCCACTTCCGAATATGTCATTTTCAGCGAAATCATCACGCAAATGTATGACATCTTCGGAGGCAAAGCGGTAGGTCTTGCCGTTTGCAAGGATAAATTCATAAACAAGGTTGCCGTTAGTGTCGTACAAGTCCGTAGCTGATTTAGCCGGTATGAAATACAATTCCGTAGGCAAGCCGTTTGTGTCTCTAATGATGAGCCAAAAAGCATTGCCCGATAGCGATAGCTGTGTGCTTGTCCTATACAAAAGCATATCCATTGTTGTGTACGGGTTAGGTTCTTCAAGCAAGAACTTGATGTAAGGTTCGGGATTGATTAAGAGGTCTTTTCTGCCGTCAACGATTGTTTCCCTTATATGCTTAATTGATAATTTTGAAAATCTGAGAGCCTGTGCATTAACGCAAGCTCGGACGGTGTCGGAATCATATGCTCTGTTGCCCCACAAGAAGAAATTTGAATTATTCTGTGTAACAAGTTCAACCCTTGAAAAATTCTTTGTCTTTCTGACATTGCGAACAGAATTTAAAAAGTTCTTAAATTTTCCCATTCTCTCACCTCCTAAACAATGCTTAAATATTCGTCTTCATATTCAAAATATAGCGTGTAAGCGTCAAGCAAAGCCGCAGTACCGTCAATTCGTCTCGTTGACTTTGAGGTCTTAATTGGCTGTATATTACCGTTTCTGTCCTCATCTATTGCAGTATTTGCGAGACACCATTTATCAATTGGATTGTTGTTGTAGATTATTCTTTTCTTGACAAGGTCTGCTTTGAGGGCTTTCATCGGGGCAGACAATGTTTTCTTACCTTGGTGTACAGCTTCCATAACGGTAGGACCGAAAGCGTCAATCATCTGATTAACCCACATCTGAGCTGACCAAGCGTCATAGCCCTCTTTCCACAAGTAAATGTCGTATTCGTCTTGTAACTCTTGATACCACGCTGTTACAACACTTGCGTCAATCTTGTTTCCGGGGCAGGTACGCATAAAGCCCTGTTCTATCCACTTATCATATGGAATTTTGTCCTCGGTTACTTTTTTCTCTACGAGGTCTGCCGGCATCCAGTACATTGACAATACAAAAATATTTTCATTGTCAGGCACTCGGAACAACATCTTGGCCGCCGTAAGGTCGGTTGTGCTTGATAGGTCTGCGCCGCCTATCCCGTAGGTTGGGCGGAGTTCCTTAACATCAAATTTTGTTTCGTTGTTAAGCTCCTCGAAATTGAGCCACGATTCAGTTGATGTTTCGGCTATGTTAAATTCCTTGCATACAAGATTTCGTACAAGTGACGGATTTGCTTGCGCTTTCTTGACCTTGCTTGCAAGGGCATTTCGATTTTTAATAGTGCCAAGTCCGGGATTAGCCTTTTCCCAGCAATCGGGCTTTTCCCATTCTTCACGCTTGTCAAGCTCATAGATAATGTAAAGGCTGTGTTCGTCTTTGTAACCTACATCATCAAACAAGCCGTTCGTGGTGCGGACAGCATCGTCATAGATTTCATCGTAGATGTCCTCTCTGATTTTTCCGGCTGTTGTTGTAACAAGAATAAGCGGTTGGTCTCGCCCGATGGTACCGTCTGCCATAATGTCATACAACTGTCTGCCGTTTTTCCATTGGTGGAGTTCGTCCATAAGGCAACAATGCACATTCAATCCGTCGAGTGTATCTGAATCAGAAGCAAGCGGCTTAAACACTCCGCAGTTGTAATCTTCTGAACTCAATTCATTTAGCAGTGGTTTAATTCGCTTTAGCAGAGTTTCACTCTTGCGAACCATTCGTTTCGCTTCCTGCCATATAATCTTGGCTTGGTCACGCTTTGTGGCGACTGCATACACTTCGGGACCGGGTTCACCGTCACCGATGAGCATATACAAACCAATTGCAGAGGCAAGCAAAGACTTGCCGTTCTTTTTTCCGATAATCAGCACAGATAAGTTATATTGTCTTATACCGTCATCGTCTACAAAGCCAAATGTCGCCGCAAGCCACGCTTTTTCCCACAGTTCCAGCTTTACAAGCTGACCGCCCATTTTGCCTTTACTATGTCGGCAATAGTTTTCAACAAATTCAATGATGTGATTTCCTCGCTTAGCTTCGTAATGATAGCCGTCTGTCGGATTAATCACCTTATCGCTTAAATGTTTGTACCACTTGCGTATCTTGTCGCAAACAGTAACCTTGCCGTTCTTTATCTGCTCGTAATATTCAAGTATCGGATTATAGCTTAATGGATAGCGTTTCAAAGCTTGTCACGCCCCTCGACAAAATCGTCAAAGCCGTCTGTTGTCGCAATCTTTGCCTCGGTCACTTTCGGGAGCATATCGTTGAGCTGTTTGATGTATTTGAGATAGTTGCCGAGCATTGTGTTATACAAATCCGCCTCAGGTCTTTTGCGTGAGTACGGCTCTTGTGTTTCCGACTGTGAAAATAGTTCAGTTAAGCCATAAATCGCAATATCCTGTTGCAGTTCTTTCAGTCTGATTCGAGTGAACGCCGCATTCTCAATGAGACCAACAGCGAGGTCTTTTCTCTTAACTTCTATGTCCTTGTAGATTTCCGTTAATCGCTTTATCTCTCGCTTAATCGCTCTTTGTTCCTTTTGTTCGTCAGTCATTTTACAAGTCACCGTCCTTTCACACAAGTTTTTGGGGGGGAGGGGGGCTATATGTAAGGCGCGCAAAAAATCTAACTGCCCCCCTCGGTCCTACGGTTACCGGTTTCCGATTTTTCAACGGGGGGGATAATCGGTCGGAGCATTCCGCTCTCATCAAAAAAATATTTTTTCGGTTCGCACCCACCTATCCCGTGCCCCGGCAAATCATCGTGACATTTTTTGCACACATATAATAAATTGTCGTAATTGAGAGTAACATCAGGATTGCTTATGTTGCTCTCATTAATCATGATCTTATGGTGCACGATAAAACCGTGTCGCTCTTTACACAGCTGACACAATCCGCCGTCAACAAGCATTCGTTCTGCGATAAAACTTTGTCGGCAGTCCTGCCATTTTTTAGACTTGTAAAATCCTATGGCAAATGCCTTAGCCATACCGTACACCACCAAAAATAAATAGAGCTACAATGCAATTGTCCTCTTGCATCATAACTCTATTTTAAACTATTTTGCGTCCCAAGTAAGGGACTGTTTTTCTAATCCACTAAGCCAAGCAACCAATCCGCCGATGTTGATAATGCCAGAGCTATTCGCTTAACATTATACGCTGACGGTTGACTTGCCCCTGCTATGTAATTGTAAATGTTTGACCGGCTCACTCCGGACTTACGCGCAAGGTCCGAAGGATAAATATTCCGTTCGGTCATTGCTTGCTCAAGCCGTCGAGCGAAAGTTAAATCGAAAGTTCTCATTTAATTATCGTCCTATCATAGCTTTGTACTTGTCAATGTGCTTCTGATAATTTCCGTTTGCTTTTGCTGTTTGAATCACTTGTCGAACCTGAGAAGGATTGCGTTCATAATCTTTTGCAATCTGTTTAACAGATTCACCGAGAAAATCATATTTGCAAAATAGAAATTCAGAAATATCGGTCAATGGTCTGAATGGTATTTTAGATTTTTTAGATGACGCTTTTTTTCTTTCTCTTTCTTTTGCCTTCTCGCTAAGGATTTCTTTCCGGCAAATCGGACAGTATTTTGTTTTAGTGCAAAGTGTAATAACTTCAACTCCGCATCTCTGACAAGTAATTGTTATCGGTTTAACCGTCAATCCACTTCACGCTCCTTATCCATTTTTGCACCGCAATAGGGACAATATGGATACAAATCAATGTCCTCGTAAAAAGTGAGAAAGTTGCCACACTCAGAACATAAATAATTTGCATAACCGACACCCTCGCTGTCATATTCCCAACTTCCGTGTTTAACCTCTTGCATATCACACACGGTAGCTTCGTTGGATTTACTTCCGTCAATCTCAATAATGCGTTTTACATTTTCGGCGTTTTTCTTTGAATTAAATAACAATAATTCAGTAGTAAAATTGCTACCATTATAATTAGGTATATCCAACGCATAGTAACCACAAATATCACGGATTTTTAATTCTTTTTCAATCATTGTTTTTCACCGTCCCCCTTCTTCGCCTTTTTCGGCACCAATTCACCAATGAGGTTTAAGCCTTTGTAACATTCATCACATAGATGTATTTTAACTCTTCTCTTGCTTTCGATAGGAATTGCAATTCCGCTGAGGCAATCAACATCAACTCCCAGATAGAATTCCTTCATCCCAACTGTGTACGGATCTGAGATAACTTTGTTGCAACTATCACATTGATAGATTCTCATTTAGGTTCACCTGCTTGTAAAACTCATATCTGTTATCTTTGTTTTCAGCTTTTATTGCAATCGCTAAATCTTTTGTGCTTATTTCATCTAAACTATTAATACTTTCCATTAATCTGTCAATTAATAAAATTTTTTCACCGTTTGCAACTGCATCAAGCACATCAGAACTACAAACTGCTTCGTACTTCCTCATTTTTTACACCTCTTTCATTAATTTTCTTTGCAAAAACTTCGCTATCAAGATACTTCCTCAGGCTATCTCGTGTCATCGCTCTTTACTGTCCTCAATAGGCTGATTCCAGCATCCAAGACAGTAATGGTCTTTTCTGCAATCATCTTTGTTCATTAGTCCCAAATGATATGGGCATATGCCTTTAGGTATTCCAGTATCATAAAGCTGGACATTAGGATAGTTTTTCAAAAACTCTGTAAGAAATGTCTTTTGCGGATGCTCATTCGACCATTTCTGCACTATTTCTATTGCTTTTTTAGGATAAAGCATTTCAAAAGCTGTACATGATTGCCCTTTATTGTTATTTATGCTACATAAAGGGCAGTTAGAGCAGCCAAGTTTACATAGCCCATTCTTTGTTGTTCTTTTCGTCATTCTTCGCTTTTCAGCGAAATAATTTTCGGTTTTTGAACAATCAATCATTTTATTCACCTCTCAACGATTCGGCAATTCTTTGTTGATTCTTGCAGATAAGGTCATTTATGTTACAAAATAAATAATATGTCAACCCTCTTATCTCTTCTATATCATCTGTGACCATAATGCGATTGAGTTCACCGTCAATCGTTTCACGGGTGTTATCGATTTCCTGTCTGAGTTTCATTTTATCACTCTCCTTTAATTTTTCGGTTATTCTTTTGGTTAAGCCGTTTTCGTTGGTTAGGCATTCTAAGGCTTGGAGGGCATTGATTACGGTTTGCTCGTTGGTTTGGGACTGATACATCTTACGGACGAAGTCGGCGCTTTTCTTTACATTATCCATAATTCTTTGTGAGAGCATACGGTATTCGTCTGCGTTGTTTCTGTCACGCTTATACTCCGTTCTGAGCTTGTCCTGCCATTCAAGGCAGATGTTTATGTCCCAGCCTTTATGACGGTTGTTGTAGCCGACCTTTGCAAGCCTTGAAAAGTATTTATATTCGGGCGGAGGAAAGAATGAGTAATCAAGCTGACCGTCAATTGCTTTATCTTCAAGCTGTTCAAACACCTGCGGATTGTTAAAATCATATTTTTTCATATTACCTCCTGCGGAGGCTTGTGGTGGGTTTGGTGCGATTTTAAAGAACCCTTTCTATATATATATTAGTTTATTTTTCTTATACGAAAGGTTAGAAAAACCCGTAAACCCTCCTCAAGCTACCACACTAACAATCTTTATAAATTGAAATTCCGTTGAAATAATTGAAATTTCTTCCCTTTACTTTTTCAAATCGTTTGGCAAGTTCGGTGCTGAATTTGGTATTTGACATACAATATTCGTTGTTATCCCCTGCCCAGCTTGTATATGCGGCATAGAGTGTGCTTGCCTGAACCGAACCCTCTAACACACATCTGTCCTCGATAAAGGCGGAAATGACATCCATTTCACGCTTGTACTCTCTCACGCTTTGAAGAACGGCAGACGGCATTTTCAAACCCTCTCTCTGCCAAAGAATACAGCCGTCGATACACCATTTGAAAATTGCGGTCATTTCGGCTTTGAGCTTATGCGTAAGGTTCTTATCAACCTTATCCTCGGGAATCTGAACATTGAACGGTATCATATGTATTCTTCGCCATATGCCCGTGTCGGTGCCTCTGATAATCGGTTTATGGTTTGTCGCCATCCACAGCTTAAACTCGGGCTTGAACTCAAATTCCTCGCTGTACAGCTTTCTTGCCGTTACGGTATCGTCACCCGTAAGCTGTTTGAGAAGTCCCTCATTAATTCGCACGCCCTCGTTCGGCTCAACCGAGGTGACAAGCCTTGCACCTTTTAACCGTGCAATGTCGCTGTTTATGGCACTGCTCTGAGAGTTTCTTACCATAATTGTTTCAGGCTGAATGTTTGCGGCATAATCGCCGAATACATCACGGATAACATCAATGAATGTACTCTTGCCGTTTCGTCCCGTGCCGTAAAGGAAGAATGCGCATTGCTCGGCTGTTGAGCCTGTCAGACTGTAACCGACCGCCTTTTGAATGTAGCGAATAAGCTCCTTATCGCCTGCAAAAATATCGTCAAGAAATGCAAGCCAACGGGGACACTCTGCCGTTTGAGAGCAGTCAACCGAAGTAATCTTTGTAAAATAATATTCGGGATTATGTGCCCTCATTTCGCCGTTTTTAAGGTTGATTATTCCGCTTGGGGTGTTTAATGCCATACGGTATTTATCCATTTGTGCCGGAAGTACGGGGATATGGTGTTCAACCTCGTTGAGCATTGCTTTTTTTGATTTGTTGGAACGGCTTGCTTTCATATGCTTTTCAAATGCTTTTGACATATCTCCGCCGTTCTCTTCATCAGCTTGCAAATACAGCCTTGCTTCGGCTTTCATAGCCTCAACGCTTTTATCCGCCATTCGCAAAACTACCCCGATATTGTCAACACACCACTTCATAGAATTGTAGTAATACCACTTTTTCTCAGTGTAACAATACCTTACATTATCGCCGAATAAATCAACGAACCTGTCGGCATTGCCCATATCGTCAAAGGTGTAGGCACGCATTTTTTCTTCGTCAACTGTTTGAACAGCCTTGCCCTCACCGATTGAAATTGAATAATCGTTATGCTGTTTTGGGTTATAGGTCTGCGTACAGCCCGACACAGCCTTTTGCAAGGTTATAATGCCGTAGGTTGTACCCGACTGTTTTCTGTCCCACTTGTCACGCATCAATCCTGATTGTCTGAAAATTGAATCCATTTTGTCGGTATCGCAACCGCACCAGAACGCAAGCATATTGCAAAAAGCCATATCCGCCTCGCTCTGTGACGAGTAAGCCGAAAAATCACCGCTGTACAGAGCCTTGAAAAGACTTCCGTTCTTGGCATTGCAGGCGATTCTGACAATATCGTCAACGGTGTTCGGATTAACCTCAATGTTACGGAGCTTAGGCTGTGGCTCTGTTGCCTTGCCGAGATATTTTGAATGCAACGGTTTTATGCTTTCGGTGCAATCGTTTATGTACGCATATGCAGAGCAGTAATCGCCTGTCACAACGAAGAATCTGCCGTTTTCGTACATTTCAAAACCGCCCGAATCATTCTTCGCCTTTCTTCTGCCCTCGGGAAGAGTTCCCTTGCAGATTATGTGAACGCCTGTCTTGCTCTGCGAAAATTCAGAATAGCTCTGCAGAGTGTTCACAAACTCGCTGATTATGTTGTCAGCTCCGCCGTTTTGGTAGTCCTGAATGTCATTCGGCATATCGTCAAGGTCAACACCGAAAAACGGTGAATTTGAGAACATAAAGCCTATACCCGAATATTTGGCGGATTCTCTGACTGCCGTTTCAAAGTCTGACCAAGTGTCCGAGTTATTCGGCATTGCAAAGCCACCCGTTCTTGGATTTATCGGTTTCTTTGAAATTCCGCTGTGCGATTTCGGATCTGGATATGACTGCCAGCACACCCAGTTTTTGTAACCTTTCAATTCCTCGGGAACTGCAAAATATTTATTTTTATTTGGGTTTAAATTTGTAAAGCCCATTTTTTCACCTCCATATATAAGGAAAAGCACGGTGAAAATTGCACTGCTTTATGCAATTCCCGAAGAATTTTTTTAAAATCAGAACGGCAAATCATCGTCAATCGGCATATCAACAAAGCCCTGATTTGCTGTCTGTGCAGGTGCATAACTCTGCTGTGGCTGTGCATAGGTCTGAGCCGTTGAACTCTGCGACTGCTTAAAAGTATGCTTTACTGTCGGAAACTTAGTCGGATTGAGCCAGCTGACTTCTTCTCTTTTTTCGCCGTTCCATTCGCCGTGCTTAATCGTTACACGAACAGGCTTTTTAATGAGTTCTTCAAGGAACTGTTCAAGGCTGTCGTAATCCTTGCCGTCGGGAAGTCCTGCCGCTTTGCCGAGAGCCATAACCTGATTAAAACCGTAGCCCTTGACCTGCTTGTCGTTCTCGGTAGGTTCTCTGCGTTTCCACAAAGTGTGGAATATATGTCCGTTTTTGTACCCCTGCTCAACATCGTTTCGGATAATGAACGAAATGTTCAGGCAGGTTTTTTCCTCGCCTTTTGAATTTGTGTAGTCACGCTCCTCTGCCTTTGCTATAAGACACTCATAATCGCCCTCGGGTTTGAGTGAGTTAGACTGTGCCGCCTCACTCCAATTTGCTTTAAATCCCATAATTTTACTCCTTTGTAATTAACTCTATCGCCTCATCGGCACTTCTGCACACTCCTGCAACAGCACCGTTGAGTTTCATCATCTGTATAAATTTCTGTTGTTTTTCGGTTGGCTTGCCTTTGGGAGTTTTAACCTCGATAAAAACCGCCCTTCCGTCTGATTTTCTGACACCGAACAAATCCGAAAATCCGGGCGGAACTCCCGTATTGAAATATCTGCCGTCCTTTGTAAAGCCTGCACCTACATTTATACGGAAAATATCGCAGTACGGTGCAATTGCAATACGGATTTTGTTCTGAATTGCGTGTTCTTCTGTCAAGCTATCATACCTCTCTTTCGTGCCTGAAAATATGCCCAGCCTGTTTTGTAGCCGTGGCTTTTTGCGTATGCAAGCAAGTCCGCATAGCTGTGGCAATCATCGGGTGTGCTGAAATCAAGCTTGAATCCCTCAATCTTAATGAGCTTTGCGGTGGTATCGGTTTCAACGGTCCTTTCGGCTGTCGGGAAAACATAACCGCAATGCGGACACATGGCTTTCTGCCCTGCCGGCGGTGCTGAAAATGTAAAGAAACATTCGGGACATTGTCTGACCTTTTCCTCCTGCTCCTTTTCGATTTTTTTAACACTCAGCTTTTTGCGTTTTTCAAGCGTCCATTCTCGGTCGTCATCAGGCATTCCGTGCCTTGCATAGTTGCCCACATGGTCAATGATTACCGCCCTTTTGTTTGGCTTATAGCGCATACATCGCATTGACTGCTGAATGTAAAGCGTAAGGCTGTGAGTAGGTCGGAGCAGAATTGTACATTCGCAGTCAGGCACATCAAAGCCCTCTGAAATCAAATCCACATTGCAGAGGATTGTAATTTTGCCGTTCCTGAAATCGGCTATAATCTGTTCTCTCTGTGCCTTTGGAGTAGCTCCGTCAATGTGCCTTGCTGATATACCCGCTTCGCAAAATGCCTGTGCGGTTGCCATACTGTGTTTGACAGTTGAACAATAGCACACCGCTTTTTTGCCGTCTGCAAGCTGTCTGTAATACTTGATTACATCTCCGAAAACTGTATTTTTAGTCATTGCTTTTTCTATCTCGGAGGCGACATATTCGCCCATTTTGGTGTGCAGTCCTGTAAGGTCGGCAACACTCGGAGCGTAGTAGTCATACGGGGCAAGGCAGTTATGTTTGATGAGCCATTTTGTACTCACCCCGATTATTAATTTATCGTTGACATCGCCCAAACCGTCACCGTTTAATCGGACAGGTGTTGCGGTGACGCCAACCCTCGGAACATCCGAAAAATGTTCGTAAATGCGTTTGTAGCTTTGTGCAAGGCTGTGATGATTTTCGTCTGTGATGATAAGTGCGGGTTTTGGCAGTTTCTTCAATCTTCGTGTAAAGGTCTGCACCATACCGATTTGGCACAAATCCATAAGCACACCCCAGCGGACAAAGGTTCTGAATATTTGGTCAACAAGCTCTCTCCTGTGAACAAGGAACAGCACCCGTTTCCCGTTCCAAGTTGTTCGTCTTGCAATTTCTGCGACAATGCAGGACTTTCCGCCGCCGCAACCGAGGACAATGCAAGGGGCTTTGTAACCCTCTCGCCAAGCCTGTCTTACCTGTTCAACAAGGTCATTTTGATACGGTCGAAGTTGCATTGTCTGCACCCTCTCTCTGCTTTTCCTGTTTCTTCTGCTTTATCAGCCTTGCAACACACTGCATACAGAGCTGTCTGCCGTAATTTTTTGTTGTGCCGTCAATGATCTGTTTAACGGTGCGTTTACCGTCCGAAAGTATCGGTGCTTTGCACTCATCACAATACTGTTCGGGTTGCATTGAATAGTATGTTCTCAATGCTTCATCAACAATTTTAAGGTCATTTGATATGTACATTGAATCAAACAAGCCTATCGGACTTTTACAGGTATCGTTACCGTCCGTTTGTGTTGCAAAAAGATACTTGCCGTCAACGACAACAGTTTTTAAAACCGTGGTAAACATTCCCTCGACCGAGATTTTTTCGTCAAGCAACTTGCCGATTGTTTTAGCTTTCTGTCTGCCGTTTTCGTCGGTTTCAATATGGCTGAGAAAATAAACAATCGTGTCATTCGGGAGAGTTTCAACCTCTTTCACAAGCTCCCAAAAATTTTTACCGATATCGGTAAACTTCTGAAAGCCTGTTTCCTTGGCTCTTCTCATATACTCGTTAGCCATGAGGTACTGTGCGTCATCAACTGCAATTGACTTGCATTTCTGCTTTTTGATAAAGTCCTCAATATCAATGTAGTTGTCGGAATTGATTGAAGAAGTGAATTTGGTCCTGAACGGAAGTGATTTTCCGTTTACATTTACAAGAGCAAGTTCATTTGCTTTGAAATTTCTTAAAGAGGCAGATTTTCCGCTGCCTGAATATCCTAAAACCAATATAGGTAATCCCATAAATAACACCTCACTTAATACTTAACGACTGCTTGGCTTCCATATGTACAAAGGGGATTTCTTCGCCCTTTTTGCAGAGAGCCTTGACATCATTCTTTTTTACTTCGGGCATACTGTACTTTAAGAGGTGGTCAAGATTGTGTTCCTCCGCCCACTCAACAAATGAAATTTCATCATCAACAACAAGGCTCGGAGCGTTCTTTTTAAGCGACATAACCGCTCTCGGCATATCAATCTTCTGTCTGCCGAGTGCCTGCATTGACTTAAACAGATAGGTTTTAAGACTTTCCGCCTGTTTTTCTTTTTGTGACTGTCTTTTTGCAATTGCCGCCTTTTCGGTTTTAAGCATTTTAGCCTCGGCAAGAAGCTGTTTGTAGTAGATTGCAATGCTCTCAGCTTTCTCGTCAAATTCGCCCTCAATGCCCGTGAGAGTATCGAACCACGCTGTCAACATCTTGTTGCGGTATGCGTCCACATTGGCAATGATATTGCCGTCATCATCAATCGGCATTCCGTCTGCATTCGTATCGGGTTCCCATTCGTTGATAGCGTCAAACTGATTAAATAAATCCGAGTACATCTCGGTAAGCTCGTAAAGTTTCATTGTTATTCCCCCTTAAAGATTTATGTTTTGTGTGGTAAGTGCCTCCAATAAATGTTCAACCTTGCCTTTGAAAAATTCCTTGTCCTGTGACTGCTTGGCGAAATTGAGCATACGGACAAAGCTGTCATATGCAATTGAAAAATATGCCTTAAAGACATCCTTGTCATCTGATGGACCGTCGGCAGTTTGAACATTTTGCAGTCTTTCTTCGTACTCCTCTTTCTGCTTGCGAAGAGCCTCCTGTTTTTCATCCTCAAGCTGTTTTCTGACGATTTTTTCATTATTGCGATACTCCGCTTCGAGCTCGTCATAATGCTTAATGTTCTCTCTTTCCAAAGCCTTAATCGTTTCGTTAAGTCTGCGTTCGTTATCATTCGGCTCTGCAACGGCAACCTCAATAGGACGGCTTTCAAGCTCCTGAACTTTATTTGTCAGCTTGAAATTTTTGTTCTTTTCCTCTGCAAGCTGATTTTCAATATTGCGATAGCTTTCTTTTGAAGTGTCCGCCTGCTGTTTATAATAGTCGGCGTCTTTCTTAGCGTTATTGAGCTGTCGGCAATAGTCAATGCTCTTGTCGGTTGCCTCCTGTTTTTCGTCCTTCAGCCTGTCAATTTCGGCTTTTAACTGCTTGACCGTTGTGTTTTCAAGGTCAAGCTTTTCGGCGATTTCAGCCTGTTCGGGTTCGCTGATTGTGGCGAGAAGTGATAGCTTTGTCATTCCAATTTGTGCAATCGATTGGACATTTTCAGGATTTATTTTTTCTACAATAGAAATATAGTTATATGCGTTACTGCGTTTCATGCCTACTTCATTCTCGCAGTAGTCCTCAAAGTTCTGATATCCAAGCTCCTTGTACAGCTTGTTGTCACGCATTGTTTTAAGTCCGTTGCACATATCCCATATGTTCTGTTGTGCAAGGTTAGCGCTGACAATTATCTTCTGATGCAGTTCAATTGCCTGCTTATGCTGTTCGCTTACTGTTATTTCTGACATTTTTCAACCTTTCTTCTTGATTTTTTGAGTAAGAAAGGATATAATCAAATTTGTGATATTTGTTATATCCTTGCTATCCGTTGAGGCTTTGCAGAGCTTCAGCGGATTTTTCTTTTTTAGTTGACATTTGAAACACCCATACATTCAAAATTGAATGCTTCGGATTCAGGCGTTTCAAGGGCTTTGAGCTTGCGTTTTAGCTCTCGGTTTTCGTGACGATAACCGCTTGACGCTGTTTTTTCGAGTGCAAGGTCTGTTCTTGCATTTCTCAGTTCAATGCTGAGATGTCTGTTCTCTGCTCTGAGGTTTTCCACATCTTTGAGCAGTTTTCTGCGTGTCGGATAGTTTCTTAACCACATTTGTTACACTCCTTTCGCAATAATAACATTACATTTCGTTGCGTAGTCTATGAGCCTTTCGAGCGGTATGTTATAAGACCATTTACCGCCTTTGAATAGGCAAGCCGTGCCTATCGGCAGTCTCTGCTCACGCAGTCCGTTATAAACAAACTCGGGAGTGATGTCGAGATATTGCGCTGCAACTTTGGGCGGTACATTCTTGTATGGCTCGCCTGTCTTAGGATTGATAAGAATTTTGTCAATCATTTTTTCACACCTCCTCTTTATGCTGATTTCTGCTGTTCGGCTATCTGCTTGCCCACGGTCATTCCTTTCATCATTGCGAAAGCAACAGCCTTTTCTTCGTCTGTCATATCAATCAAGATTTTTGCAAGCTCTGCACCGATTGACTTGATGTCCATCTCCTGCTTATCTGTCATCGTTTTCACCTCCTTGATTACTTTGCAACTTTATTTTAACTTATTTTGATTACATTGTCAACAGTTTTTGCAAAAAAAATATTTTATTTTTATTTTTTGATTTTATTTGTTGACAAATTCATCATTATCTAGTATAATAACAACTGTAAGGAGGTAATCTAATGAGTAATAGTATTGCAAAAAGAGTTATTGAAGTTCGCAAAGCCATACATCTTAATCAAACTCAGTTTGCCGAAAGGCTCAATTTACAGAGGTCAATAATTTCTCTTTGTGAAAGTGAAAAAAGAGAGTTTTCAGAGCGAACACTTAGAGATATTTCGGCTATATTCAGTGTAAACCTCGAGTGGCTCAAAACAGGCGAGGGAGAGATGTTTGATGAAGAAAGTGAAGATGTCGTGATTGATGCTCTTAGAGCAGAGTATGACCTTGATGAAATCGACATTGACATTATTCGTACATATATAAGTATGGCGCCGCTTGAGCGGCAAGTTTTTAAAAACTTTATTAAAGGAGTTTCGGACAAAAACAAAGGGGAGCGTTAAGCTCCCCCGTGACCGTTCAAATTACGACGATATATGATTTTTATAAATTTCAGTATAGCTACTAAGGCTTTGTGATTTTCGATTGATTCTATGTATTCAATTATTTCTTGCCGGATTGCTGTGTTTTTCTTCATGAATTAATTTCCTTTCATTCGTAAGATTCGGACGAAATTCCTATAATTAAATTATAGAAATTCTGTTCGACAATTTCAAGTAGTAAATGTTGGCAATATATTACAAAGTCCCATAAAACGGACTTTGCTAATCAAAAATAAAAAAAGACCGCTCACAGCTGGCACTATGAGCAGTCAAAATAGGGATAAAAAGGCGCTAACCTCTTTATATTTTATTGTACATTTATTTGCGTTATTTGTCAATATAAAATAAGGAGGCAAAACAATGGGATTACTTTCTAAACTGTTCGGCAAACCAAAACAGCCTACACCACAACCACAAGTGAATGTAAAACCTGAAACGGGTAAATCACACTCTAAAAAGATGAAAGTTGCAGGTGTTACATTCGGCAACAGACAAGAATGTCTTAAAAGACTTAGGGCTGACAAGCAAGCAGGCAAGGTTGTTAATGTATCAATGCAAGAGTACAGCTATCAAGGTGAACCTGCAATTAAAATAATTGCAAACGGTATGGAGATTGGTAACTTACACACTGAAGATTGCGATTTTGTTAAAAATAATCAGTCACGAATTTTAGGTATCAAAGATTTGTATATCGGCTATGCTGAGGACATTAAGACTTATTACGCTAAAATTACGCTGATTATCCAAAATAAAACATAATAAAAAATCCGCCCTGACCTGTTGGCGCAGGACAGAGCGGAAACCATTACACGGGTGCAATGGTACTTTTAGAGCAATAATATTGTACCACACCTCTGCGAAAATTACAACATTTTGCAGGGGATTTTTGCGCCCTTTTTAAAGGAGCAAAATAATGAAAAAATGTATAAACCGTCGATGTAACCGAGAACTACAGGACGATTTTGTGTATTGTCCGTATTGCGGAAAAAATCAAACCGATAAACCCAAACGACAGCCAAAGAGGGCAAACGGCACAGGCTCTATTTATTACCGCAGAGATAGCAAGACCAAGCCGTGGTATGTTGCCTCAACAATAACAGGTAAGCGTGTGAATGTTGGAGGATTCGCAACACGCACAGAGGCGGTCAAAGCCCTAACAGACTACGAATCAGCCCCCACAAGCAACATTAACATTACATTTGCACAACTGCGAGAGCGCTGGCTAAAAACTAAAGCATATCAAAAATTGAGCGACGATGCCAAGAGTTCTTACAATGCCGCTTGGGTTAAGCTACGATCATTATACAACCGTAAGTTTAGAGATTTAAAAACTTTCGACTTTCAGTCAATTGTGGATTATTACGAAAACCCACATCACGAGGAAGGTGCCGGAGGCAAGCTAAAATATCTTCTGCCAAGCGGAAAAGGTACATATCAAATAACCGACACACCTAAAATGTGCGACGGCCTAAAATTTTCGGCACTACATAAAATTAAAGTGTTTGCCACTAAGATTTACAAATATGCCATGGAGCAAGATATAGTAGCCAAGAATTACGCCGAGTTTATAGAGCTCCCCGAACCCGAAGAAGTCAATGCTACAAGATTCACGGAAGTACAATTAGAGTTAATCCGGCAAAACATAGGGCGAGTACCGTATGCAGATTACGCATACATTATGTGTTATTTAAATTTCCGTGTATCGGAGTTTTTGACACTCACGATCGAGCAATACCATGTCAGCGAACAAGGCATACCTTATTTTATTGCAGGCATAAAGTCAGATGCAGGCAAAAATAGACTAATTCCTATACATCCCAAAATACAAAAAATGGTGACCGACTGCATAAATCATCACGGCGAAACTATCTTCTGCCGACTTGGTGACGACTTCGGCAAGCCGATGAACAAGGATTACTTTTTAAAATATGCTTTTCGTCCTGCAATGCAGGCTATGGGTTTAGGAAATGAGTTTACTCCGCATAGTTGCCGCCGAACTTTCTCAACGAGAATGTCAGCGGCAGGCGCACGAGAAGAGGACATCATCGCACTCATGGGACACGCAGAATACAAAACCGACATCAACCATTACATTATTCAAGAACTTGACACACTTTACGACGCTGTAAAAAAGCTCGCATAAAACAACAAAAGCCCCCGAAATCAATCGGGGACTATTTTTTTTGAGCCGTCAATGCCTTGTTACGCCCTGAAATTTGTAGCAACATTGTAGCAACCCACAATATCTTGCACATTCCTCAGCAATCTAAACAAAAGTGAAAACAAAGCAAAAAGCCAGTAAACAAGCCGTTTTCGGCTCAATTACTGACTTTCTTCGTGGCTCCCCCAACTGGGCTCGAACCAGTGACATCATGATTAACAGTCATGCGCTCTACCGACTGAGCTATGGAGGAATATAGAGCAAAACACCCGTTTGGGTGTATGCTTTG